GGCCGTTCCACCCGCCGCGTCCGCGACCACTGTTATTTCCACGACCACGGCCCGGCTTAGGAGCTGGAGGTATGGTCTTGGATTTGTGATCTCGAACACGTGGATCAGATAAATGTATTTCCGGTTTTGTGGCAAAACCAGATTCATCTGATTCAGTAGTTGATCCTGAAGTCGAGTCCTTGAGTTCATCAATGTTGTTGATTAATAATTCAATGCCATCACTAGAATTCACTATTGCAGCTTTGCCTTTTGGTACAGCAATTGGCCGCAGACCTGCATTATCTATAGGATCTAGAATTAGTAGGTCTTCAAGTGATTGGACGGCATCCATTTGATCAAAGAACAAATTGCAGTCAAATCCATAAGAGTGTAGGAGCACAGTCATCCAGTGATGATACTCATTTGGGAACTGTACATCTGTCTCATGCCTTGACCACCATGATGTGGCTTTAGTGGGGGAAAGTTTTGCACCCATTTCCTCAGCAGTTTGTATTAAGCTGCTGATTAGTGGTGTGTTTGCATCTGTCATCTTTAGGGCAGATAGTTTCTCTTCTAGCTTATCAATTGGGTTGAATGTCGAATCTCTTGCTTTTGGGTCTGATGTAGAGCTTAATTTTGATAAAGCTCTTCCAATATCAGCGCAAGAATCCGGGCCCATTGGTGGCACATAGAAACGGGCGAAGAATGAAACTGGCGACCTTGTTGGTTCTCCATCATCCTTGAATTGACGCACCCAAGTTATCTTGAGTACTTGTCCCATATCTGTTGCTGCCTTGACTAGTTTTTCGTGAAACTTGTCCCTATCGATTTTCAATACGTCCAAGCATGGATCAATGAGTCCATCATCTCCACCTCCTAAGAAGCAGAGTGACATTAATTGAAATGCTTGATCTGGCATCATTCCACAGTATCTAAAAGCTAGATAGACTATGAATCTGACGTTATCAGAATTAAATTCACTAGTATCATTTGATCCACTACCTCGTGAGTAGCCTTGTTCATACTTGTATCCGTATCGAGTTTTCCCTTTTAATCCAAAGGTCTTCGCATGCAGTCCAGTAGCATATGCTTTGTATGAGGGCATAAACATAGCTCTGATCCGCATCGCTTCAAACGTGCGTTGCGCTCTATTAATGTGTCCGTCTTGTCGTGAAGCATCAATTTCGATAAGCCAGTCTGAGTTCTGAAACTTGTCGTGTATTAATGTCGCGAGCTGTAGTGGTGTTTTCCCAAATGCGTAAAATGGGAGGTCCTGTTTCTTAGTCCAATCAGATACTGCGTACATAACTGTTGAGTACTCCAGTTTTATTCTGCTTGGATAAGTGCTAATGTTCCTCGGATCATTGATCTTTCCATAGGTCTCAGCTTTGACAAATGAACGTATACTTAGTGGCTGGTTAGGTCCGGCCAGTTCAGCATCATCCAAGATGGCCCTTTGTGTGGGTCGTGCTTGTCTTAGCTTCACTTCATCAACAGTGACAGGCATTATTTGTGCTTCATGCCAGCCCATCTGTTTGACGAATTGTTCCATATGGGTTAAAAGATGTTCGTTAGGTACACGATCATCTCTGTTTATGGCTTCCAATCTACCTTGTATAGCTCCTTTATCACAATTGTGGCCCGACAATGGGCTGTACGTAGTGACGAGTCCATTCATGTATGGTGTCATGATTGGTTTACATTCATCACTAGGACTAAAGTTATCAGGTCCAAGATGTGGCAAGGGTTCTTTTGGATCAATGTGTGTAGCCATGTCAAAAGTGACGAATCCTTTATGAGTTATTTCATATAACTTAGCAGGTTCGCCAATATGTCCAGCTTGTAATATAGCATGCATATATATTGAAGAGGCTTCACATTTGAGGTAAGATTTGATGGTGCCCAGGCCCAATGGGCGAGGTGCAGCATTTGAAAGAGCTACTAATTGACTATAGTCTGATCCTTTGATTTCCGCTGAGTCATATTGTCCGGGCTGTCCTACTGAGTAAATCAATCCTTCAGGTGTTGATACTTGTGAGACCAAGAAAGACTTGTCTCCCACTGTAACTACAGGGTTGAATCGTTTGACTCGAGGTATGTGTCGGTACCAATATTGTGCAAAGTATCCAGAGGAAGTGTGCACACTTTCTGGCTCTAGGAAAACCAATTGGTGGGTATCAGATATCGTCCTTCGTTCCACGGTGTATACAACAGCTTGGTTAAAATACTTAGCCAAGATTCTATCTGTGCCATAGTCCCATAATTTGTGTTTATATTGTGCACCTCCTGGTACATGGACATCCACTTCTGAATTTTCAGTAAATGTATAGTATGTTCCATGTTCCGATGAAGTAGCTACACGCGTAGGCGCGAATGTAAACAACAAACGTGGTCTTGGTTTTGTGGCGAGGTCGTGTTCAAAATAGTCATCGTAATAGTCTGAATCGCAATAGTATTCTATCATACCTTCTCTGTATTCTGAGTCCTTTGTTTTGCTATCTAAATCAGATGGCCAATGGACTCTTGATACGCCGGGAAAGCATGCTTCAGATTTCGCAGGTTGAATATAGTAAAGTTCTGATCCTGTCTTGGTCGCCAATTGGAGGGCAAATTGGCGTGCAGAATGTCTCACGGCTTGTTGATTGCCATGTGAGTGCGCAGATTGTTCCTTTACTTCTGGTATTGCAAGCTTGCGGAAAGCTGTTCTCTTGTCACCAATCACTTTGCAGGTGCGCAGTAATTTGGAAACAAGATCATAACCTGTGGCTCTACAGGTTAAATACAAATGTACGAGCAGGGGTTGGAATAACTGTTTCAAAGCATACAGGATTGGTACAATCAGGCCAATGTTGAAGAAGTAATATAATAACTGTCTAATGGTTGGGTGCACAGCTCTATTTAACATATATAATGTTTTATCTGTTGTGCTCATACTATTATAGGCTATTCCTTCTACTACATTTTCAGCTGATTGGACCACTACATCGGACACCCTGTCAATGAGTTGAGGTGCTCTATTGGCAAGGGTCGTTGTAAGTCGCAATGCATTTGACAAAGCAGCACCTATGAGATTAGATGCTACTTGTCTTAAATGACTTGAGTTAGTCAAGGAGACGTCTTGAGATGACATTGTCT